ACGGCTGAGGAGACTGTTGATTCGGAGGCTCTTGAAGAGTCCTACGAGGAGACTTCCGAGGCTTCGCCTCTCGTAGAGGCATACGCACGTTCCCTTAGCCGCAACAGCGACTAATCAGTTTCACTTTCAAGTTTAAATCCAGTCCATCCGACTGTTACAAAAAGGAGTAGGTAAAATGGAGAATAAGTTTCTAACCGAGCAGGCTATCCGCAAGTGGAAGCCCGTTCTAGACCACGCAGATCTTCCAAAGATCGCAGACGCGCACAAGCGTGCCACAGTTGCCACCCTTCTGGAGAACCAGGAGAAGGCAATCCGTGAGCAGATGCTCACCGAGACAAACACCGTAGGCGCGGGGCTTTCGCCTCTTGCTGGCGGTGGCGAGAACGCTAACCTTCGCGGTTACGATCCCATCCTCATTCAACTTGTTCGCCGTGCAATGCCAAACCTCATGGCATACGACATCTGCGGCGTTCAGGCAATGAGCGCACCAACGGGACTCATCTTCGCGATGCGTAGCCGTTACGCAACTCAGGGCGGAACCGAGGCTCTATTCAACGAGCCAAACACGCTATATGCAGGTTCTCCCGACACAACCCGTAGCGGCTTTGGTGTTGCTGCTGGTTCGGGCAGCACCGCAGGTGGTCTTACCACTGGAACTGTTGGTGGATTTGGTCCAGTAACTGGTGTTGATCCTTTCTTCGGCACAACTGATGTTGAAGTCAGCGGTCTTACCACTGGCTCTGGTCTTAACACATCTCTTGCTGAAGGTGCTGCACCCAATCAGATGGCATTCAGTATTGAGCGCGTCGGCGTTCAGGCTGCTACCCGTATGCTTGCTGCATCCTACAGCATTGAGTTGGCTCAGGATCTCAAGGCTGTTCACGGTCTTGATGCTGAAACCGAACTCAGCAACATCCTCAGCACGGAAATCCTTGCTGAGATCAACCGTGAGGTTGTCCGCAACGTCTACCGTTGCGCGAAGTTGGGAGCGCAGCAGAGCGATCTCTACTACAAGACTGTTGCTGGTGGTCTAACCACTGGTGCAGGACTCATGGGTGGTGTATACGACCTTATTCAGGACTCTGATGGTCGTTGGTCTGCTGAGAAGTTCCGTGGACTCATGTTCCAGATTGAGCGTGAGTGCAACGTGATCGCTAAGGAAACCCGTCGTGGCAAGGGTAACTTCATCATCTGCTCTGCGGATGTTGCAAGTGCTCTCGCAATGGGCGGATTCCTTAACATCTCGCCAGCCCTCAACGTCAGCCTTGATGTTGATGACACAGGCAACACCTTTGCTGGCACGCTCAATGGCAAGATCAAGGTCTACATTGATCCGTACACCCAGTTGAGCAGCGGTTCGCTCACGAACTTTGTCTGCGTCGGATACAAGGGAACCAGCCCGTATGATGCGGGTCTGTTCTACTGCCCCTATGTACCGCTACAGATGATGCGTGCTGTTGACCAGACCACCTTCCAGCCGAAGATGGCATTCAAGACCCGCTACGGCATGGTCGCGAATCCATTCGCGGAGGGAACCAATCAGGGTCTTGGTGCTCTCAATGCACGCAAGAACGTTTACTACCGCATCTTCCGTGTAGACAATCTCCACGGCGTTGCATCGTAATAGACGCTTTTAAAAGCAAAAGGAACAGGGGAGGGGCTAAAACCCCTCCCCTTTTTCTTTCTACATAATAGTATGGCACTACCTTACGATTTCACAGTAATACCTGATGACATAAAAAAGCGGTATCCTGAACGGATGAATCCGCTGCTACAGACGTACTATAGGTTCTATATTGATCGCCTTCCCGCTGTTTCGTATTTTTGCCAAAACGCATCCCTGCCCACAGTTACAATGAGTGAGGTTCAGATTCCTACCCCATTCGTTCCTGTAAAGTTCCCGTCCAAGTTGGATTTTGACGAATTGAGCATTACTTTTGTGGTGGATGAAGAGATGAAAAATTGGCTTGAAATATTCAATTGGATGCGGTCGTGTACTCAGGTTGAGGGGTTTGGTGAATTTGCTGCCACTAATCGTCATCTTTCAACAGCCAATCTTTACATTTTGAACAGTTCCAAGAACGCTAAACTAAGCGTGACCTTTGAGGGGCTGTATCCCCGAACACTATCTGCTTTGGATTTTAGTTCAACCGTAATGGATCCCGAGGCACTGCAAGCCACCGCAACATTTGCATATAGAAATTACAACGTGGAAGTTTACTAAAATATTGCTCTAGGACTTGACCTGTGAGTTTTGAGCGTTATGATTCGGGCATGACTCTAGACGAACTGCGTAAAGAAATAGACCGCGATGTGCGCCTTGACGAGGCAGCAATGGACTTGGAATCCCTGAAGATTCCACAACTCCACAGCAAGTACCTAAATTTTTTAACTGATGAGAGGCTAGTCCTGTCTAAAACCAAGCATGATTTGGCTGTTCTGTACCGTGCCAAATGGGAGTACTACACAGGAAAAATGTCACAAGAGGAATTGACTGCACGGGGGTGGGAGCCGTTTGCCCTTAAGATACTACGAAACGACTTGGATGTTTACTTGGAGTCTGATCCTGATTTGGCTAAATTGCGGCAGCGCATAGAGTACCAATCGGAAAAGATATCCTTGTTGGAAGAGATCATCAAAGAACTTAACAATAGGCATTGGAAAATTAGGAATGCCATAGAGTGGAGAAAGTTCACCAATGGGCAATGAGTTGTCACAATATCTAAAAGAAGATCCTGATGCGTGGTGGGTGGATCGTATGTACTTGCAGGACGCATGGAGATCCGCAAAATACAGCACAAGTCCTCGCACTCAAGTTGGGGCAGTTCTAGTTGTTCCTGGAAAAGGAATAATTATGAAGAGTTGGAACAGGATCCCAGATCGTCTAGTTAATAGTGGATATCCCAAATCTTCTGATTTTTCATGCGGAGAACACGCAGAACGTAGTGTTATTTTTCGTTTATTGGAGAACAACATACTTGTTCGCGGTATGACAATGTACACAACGTGGGCAAGTTGTGCAGACTGCGCCCGTGCAATCATCCACTTTGGAATAGAGCGAGTGGTTACCCTTCGTCGTGTGGTAGAGGCAACTCCCGAGCGGTGGAGAATCCCTACTGTTCAAGGTTTAGAGATGCTTCACGATTGCGGGATCAGAGTTGTTGGATGGCATGGGGATTTGGGGGTAGACACCTCCATACGATTTGACAGCAAGTTGTTGGAAAACAAGGATCTCCTGTAGTGCTTGATATTGACGTAACAGCCGTTGATTCCGTGAACGTTCGTGTGGAATGCGACCGCTCTGTTGCGTTGGAACTGTCTGACTACTTTACGTTCAAGGTTCCTGGCTACAAGTTCATGCCTGCATACAAGGCTCGCCTATGGAACGGCGAGATCAAACTATTCAATATTCACAGCGGCTTGATCTATGCTGGGCTTGTGGACTATATCAAGAAGTTTGCGGATGATCGCCAATACACCTGTGCGCTTCCTGTGAAGCCACAGCACAAGATTACTGAAGCAGATGTCCGAAAGTATATGGAGGACTTCTTGCAGATTCGTGTGAACGGAAAGGCAGTTCAAGCACACGATCACCAAGTGAATGCTGTTCGCCATGCCATCGCAGAAGAGCGAACGCTTCTCCTCTCGCCCACAGGCTCAGGCAAGAGCCTGATCATCTACACGCTCCTGCGGCACTACTTGACGAAGATTCCAAAGGACAAGAAGGTGCTGATTGTTGTGCCAACAGTTTCGCTTGTGGAACAGATGGTTTCTGACTTCGCGGACTACTCCAGTGCCAATGAATGGGACACGGAAAAGCATTGTCACAAGATCATGTCGGGTGTGGAAAAGGTTACAGACAAGCGGGTCGTGGTGTCAACTTGGCAGTCGCTCTACAAGCAAAACGAAAAATACTTTGAGCAGTTCGGTGCGGTTGTAGGAGATGAAGCCCACCTGTTCAAGTCCAAGTCGCTTGCAGCAATCATGGGAAAACTCAAGCGTTGCCCATACCGAGTCGGCACGACAGGAACCCTTGACGGCACAAACACCCACAAGTTGGTGCTTGAGGGGCTTTTCGGAAAGGCATACGAGGTCACGAAGACAAAGAGCCTCATGGAGAAAAAAATTCTCAGTGATCTCCATATTGACTGCATTGTGCTGTCGTATCCCGACATTGATCGTGAATCAATCAAACGCGCCCTGTATCCTGACGAGATCAAATGGATTATTCGTTCTGATCGTCGCAACCGATTTATTGGAAACCTGTGTTCGCGGCTGAAGGGCAACACTCTCATACTATTTCAATTCGTGGAAGACCACGGAAAGGTGCTACATAAGATTGTGAGGGACTGCATTCCCGAGCCACGAAAGGTGTTCTTTGTGTATGGCGGCACGGAAGCAGGAGAGCGAGAAGAGATTCGTAAGATTGTAGAGAGCCAATCTGATGCGGTCATCATCGCGTCATACGGGACATTCAGCACAGGAGTATCAATACGGCGGCTGAACAACATTATCTTTGCCTCCCCTTCAAAGTCTCGCATTCGGGTTCTACAGAGCATTGGACGGCAGTTGCGGGTGGCAGACGACAAGACTGTTGCGCGGCTGTATGACATTGGAGATGACCTGTCATGGAAGTCGTGGAAGAACCACACTTTCCGACACATGAACGAGCGGATTCGGCTCTACAAGGCAGAGGGGTTTGATCACAAGGTAGTTCGCATACAGTTGGGAGAAGAAGCATGAGCAAGAAGAAGAGTCCCGAACTGAGGGTGTTCAAACTCCGTAGCGGCGAGGAGATCATTGCCAAGATTGTTGGAAAGAGCAAGGGCAAGATCAAGTTGCAGCGACCCCTGAAGATACTGAACAACATGGTGACAGATCCCTATACAGGCGCAAAGAAGCACGTTGTGTATTTCTGCGATTGGTTGGGATGCACCACAGAGTTGGTTGCGGACATTCCCACTGATTTCATTGTGGTTGATCTGCCACCCGATCCAGACATGGTTTCCCTGTATTCGCGGCAGTTAGATGCACAGGACACGGGAACCGTTGCGCCGCTGCCCAAAACACCCCCACCACCAGAAGACGATCTTCCGCCCCTGTCAGAAGAGGAGTTGAAATCGTTTATTTCGTCCGTAGACAAGCAGTTGGAAGACCTGTATAAGCAATACGACGAGGAGATGAAGGGCAAAAAGAAATCACCAAAGACACCCAAGCCCAACAGCGTTGGACCATTCGGTGTGATGCCCCCGATGGGACCGCCGCTTCCTCCACCAGGAATACTGTTCTCTATTGCCATTCCCAATGAAGTAATGAATCAGTGGCTTGAGAACGGAATATTGGATTACCTGAAGGACTGCATGGAAGACTTTATTGATATGGACATGGATGACCTTTTTGATGATGAACCGCCAAAGAAGAAGGGGAAAAAGCCTGCTCCCAAGAAGGAAAAGTCTCCCAAGTGGAAAGAGCCAACCGAAGAGGACAAGAAGAAGCCTGGATTCGGCAACAGCATTACTGATTGGTCGCCATTCGCAAAGGACTATTTGGAAGACAAGAAAGATCCACCAAAAGAAAATAATGACTCAGGACTTGACAAGCCCAATACATAGTGCAATAATCAACAGTGAAAGGCAGACAACATCATGGCAAAGAAAAAGAAAACAGACCACTACATAGACAACCAGCAGTTTTTTGAAGAGATGAAGATTTGGAAGCAGGGCGTGAATGCCGCTAACCGAAACGGTGAGCCGCATCCGCCCATCACTTCATACATTGGCGAGTGCTTCATGAAGATTGCGGAGAACCTGTCCCGCAAGCCCAACTTCATCAACTACCCGTATCGTGACGAGATGATCTCTGACGGAATAGAGAACTGCCTGCTATACGCATACAACTTTGATCCGTCAAAGTCAAGCAATCCCTTCTCCTACTTCACGCAGATCATCTACTATGCTTTCCTGCGCCGTATACAGAAGGAGAAGAAGCAAGCCTACATCAAACTGAAGAAGATTGAAATGAGTGATGCGGATCCGTCCGTGAAGTCGTGGTTCAAGGAGAACTACCTAAACATGGGTGACGGAAACAAGACCGCTCCCAGCAGCCTTACCGAGAACGACATACAGGCATTTGAAAAGAAGGGCGCAGACAAGAAGGTGGCAAAGAAGCCCAAGCCCAAGAAGAAGACAATGAAGAAGACAAGGAAGAAGACCCGCAAGACGAAGTGATTTTTTATGCGAATCGCTATAGTGACTGATACACATTTTGGCGCAAGGAACGATTCGCCAGTATTCCTTGAGCATTTCATGCGGTTCTTTGACCGCACATTCTTTCCCCGCATTCAAGCGGAGGGGATAGACACCATACTCCATTTGGGTGATTTTCTTGATCGCCGCAAGTTCGTGAACTTCCTTACACTTAACGCGGTGCAAACCCTGTTCGTGAAGCGGTTGGAGGAGAGCGGGGCAAAGATGCACTGCATCTTGGGTAACCACGACATCTTCTACAAGAACAAGAGCGAGGTGAACTCCCTGCAAGAACTGTTCGCGGACAAGTTTGTTGTCCACAGCAAGCCTACCACCCTAACCTTTGACGGGCTGAAGATTGCCATGCTGCCGTGGATCAACAAGGAGAACGAGGAGGAGTCGCTCCGTTTTGTCCAAGAAACTGATGCGCCCATCCTGTGCGGACACTTGGAACTTCACGGATTCCAAGTTCTGCGTAACACGCCCTTTGATGGGGGCATGAGTGCGGAACTGTTCAAGAAGTTCAAGGCAGTCTATACGGGACACTTCCATACCCGCCACAGCAGGGAAAATGTTCACTACTTGGGTTGCCCGTATCAGATCACCATGAATGATTACGGCGACAAGAAGGGGTTCCATATTCTTGACACGCAGACAGGCGAGTTGGAGTTTGTGAAGAACCCCCATACCATATTTGCCCAAATAGAGTGGGATGACACGGACTTGGACGACGGCAAGTTGGTAAAGGTTGAGCCTGAGCGGATACAGGGCAAGTATGTGCGTATTGTGGTGAAGACCAAGACCAAGCCGTATTTATTTGAGAAGTTCGTGGATTCGGTATACGCCAACTCTCCACACGGAGTCACCATTATAGAGGATTTCCAACCCGAGACAACCGAAGATGAAGAGGTGGATCTTGCAGAGGATACCCTGTCAATCATCAACAAGGAGATTGAGGGATTGCAGAATGTTGGTGATCCCAAGCGGCTAAAGATCCTTATTCGTGATCTCTACAGCGAGTGCATTTCATTGGAGAGCAGCAAGGGATGATTACCTTTAGGACAATACGGTGGAAGAACCTGTTGAGCACTGGAAACGTGTTCACGGAGATACGGTTGGACAAGGCATCCACCACCCTTATCTGCGGCGAGAACGGTGCAGGCAAGACCACGCTCTTGGATGCCCTCACGTTTGTTCTGTATGGAAAGCCTTACAGAAACATAAACCTTCCGCAATTGGTCAACACCATAAACGGCAAGGATTGCCTTGTGGAAATTGAGTTTGGGGTAAATGGGTCGGATTACAAGGTGATTCGCGGTCAGGCTCCAAAGATTTTCACCATTGCGAAGGACGGCAAGGAGATTGAGCAGACTGCCAACGCAAAAGACTATCAGCAAATTCTTGAGTCACAGATCCTAAAGATGAACTACAAGACTTTCTGCCAAGTGGTCATCTTGGGTTCCACCAACTATGTTCCGTTCATGCGCCTCCCTGCGGCAGACCGCCGA